TGTCGTCCCCCCGCCAGTGGCGGCGACGTTGCCTCACGTTGCGCTGTTCAAGATTGAGCAATCGACCCTTCCGAACTGCCGTCTACGATTGCCGCTTTCAAAATTTCGGTATCAAACCCAGCCACTTTGTATCCTTCCAGAAGCGTGCTGTAATAGAAAGCGCTTGGCCTGTTTTGCGGTTTGTTGGCAATCAGGATGTACACAAAGGCATCCATCGCAGCACCATTCAAGCGTGTCTTTACCGTTGTCTTTCGGTACAGATACGGTACTCCAATCCATCGGTCGAGCGCGGCTTCGTCCTGCGAGTTTATTTCCCATAAAAGCGCAGGAGCGCTGACTCCCTTCGTTTTCTCGATCGTCGCAACCGCATTAGCATTGCCGCCACGAAACATAAGTCTGTAGTTCTTCAACTCTGTCGTGCCAATCGGCTTCGCAGTCGGGCAACGCTTCGCCATTTCGCTACGATTCAAGCAAACGCCGTAAGCGGCAAACACCCGATTACTCATTTTCCTCAATCCTCCGGTACTCATCTTCACCGTATACAACACCGAGCGAACTGCCGCAATCCCAATTCACATGAATCGTCCCGATATCGTCGACAATGATGACCGATCCGCGGTCACCATGTCGCAGGTTGGTGTATGGATCGCTCATTCGAATCAACATCACCCGAGTGCCGGATTTGTAATACTCTTTGAGCTGTTTTAGCATCTCTGGATGAATAATCATTCATCGTCACCCGCTTCCCGTGCGGTGCGAAACGCCGCGTTGCCGGAAAGGTTCTGCATCAGAATCTTACGTGCTTCTTTGTACTCCGTACCGATAAATCCAAGTCGGAGCAGAAAGCAGCGGAAGGTGTATTTTTCATTATCAGTTTCCTGTTCCGTCGCAATCACGCGTTTTTGTGTTCTTGCAAGTTCACAAAGGCTCCGCACCAGATTGTAGTAGGCGGCAATATTCGCCTGATCGTCGGTCGGTCGGAACCATCCGAACTCGATTCTGTCAGAATGCCCTGTAATCAGGAGACTATCCGTATCAAGCGCTTTCTTGAGCAGGGTCGCTTTGCTTGCTACCAACCGCCGCAGGTTCTCCATGGCGGTGGGCGTCATGCCGTCCTTCGGCAACTCGATCGCAAGACGTTCGGGATCGGCAACGCGAAGTGTTTCTGTATCTAGTTGATTCGCCTCGACCGCTTTGGGTTCAACAGGTTTTACCGCTTCGCCGACCCGTTCGCCGACGAAACCATCGTGAGCCAGTTCGCGGATCAGCATCTCGATCTGCAACTCGTCTGTGTCGTCCGGGCAAGTGACGGTGCCGTTCTTGTCGATCGTGTACGCCCCGACTTGAAACGCAAAGCTCGGTGCACCAAGGTATCGCGTCGCGTCCTGCAACGTGTCCCGCATGACCGCGACCAGCGCTTTCCGTTTGTCCCCCGTAACGTTGTACTTGATCTGCATTGTGAATACCTTCCTTTCGATTTGGTAGTCACATACATTGATCAAACGGGTGTGAATATCAAGCTAATTATCTGTGTTCTGGGGAACTTCATCGTATAGGGTTTTTACGCCTTCCCTAACGAGTATAACCTTATCGGAATTGCCAACTTGCTCGATATACCGTTTCACAATCACATCGCAGTATTTCTCGTCCAGCTCGATCATGCGGCAAACGCGATCGGTCTGCTCACAAGCGATCAGGGTGCTGCCGCTGCCGCCGAACGGGTCGAGCACGACACAATTCGCCATGCTTGAATTCAAAATCGGATATGCCAGCAACTCCACCGGCTTCATGGTCGGATGGTCGGCGTTCTGTTTGGGCTTATCAAACTCCCAGATTGTCGTCTGCTTCCGATCGGCGTACCATTCGTGCCGGCCTTTCTTCTTCCAACCGAACAAAACAGGTTCATGCCGCCACTGGTACGGGCTTCGCCCTAGCACCAGCGACTGTTTCTTCCAGATGCAAGTTCCCGAGAGATAGAACCCGGCATCCGAAAACGCCCTGCGAAAGTTCAAGCCCTCCGTGTCCGCATGGAACACATAGATTGACGCGTCATTCGCCATGCTGGCTTCCATGTTCCGAAAAGAAGCAAACAGGAAATCGTAGAATGCGCTGTCGGTCATGTTGTCGTTCTTGATCTTACCCGCGCTGCCTTCGTAGTTGACGTTGTAAGGGGGATCGGTTACCACGAGGTTTGCCTGGCTACCGTCCATGAGAAGATCGAACACATCGCGCTTCGTGCTGTCGCCGCAGACAAGCCTATGCATACCGAGCAGCCAAAGATCGCCCGGCTTCGACATCGCCGGCTCTTTTAGCACAGCATCCACGTCGAAATCGTCGTCATGCACGCCTTTGCGCTGAGCATCTTTGAACAGTGCATCAATCTCCGTTGCGTCAAAACCAGTAAGAGATACGTCGAAGTCCGCAAGCTGCAGATCGGAGATCAGAAGCGATAGCTTCTCTTTATCCCATTCGCCGCTGACTTTATTCATCGCGATGTTTAGCGCTTTTTCCTTTTCAACGCTTAACTCAACCACAACACATTCAGCTTCGGTCTGACCCATATGTTGAAGCACGCTAAGCCGCTGATGTCCGGAAATTACCGTGTTCTTGTTTTTTGCGTTCACCACGATAAGTTCGACATAACCGAAATTTTCAATGGAAGCTTTCAGTTTTTCAAATTCCGCATCCCCGGGCTTTAGAATTTTACGAGGGTTGTATGCGGCAGGGTTTAGTTCCGATAACCTCAGTCTCTGTATGTTCATACAATGCACATCAACCTTTCTCGTATTAAAAGCTGCGTGATCTCCCAGTCCATAGTCAGTTCTTGTACTTTTTTGCTTTCGTGCTCAACGATTCGATGGCATGATGAGCAAAGGGTAACTAAATTCCGTTGCTCCCTCGTGCCATTAACGCTGGTCGGAATAATATGATGTACACACAAGTGGGTTTCTATACCACAACGATGGCAGACTTGGCCTTGCCTAATAGAGGCACTCAACTGATGCCATTCATGGTCGTATGGGCCGTACGTGCGCTTTTGAATCGCATTGTTTTGCAAAACTTGAATCATTCGTCTGCGCTTGTCGTCATCGTATTGTTCCCAATGAAGCAACGTTGCTTCACCTATTTTCTTTTTGCTTGCCGCGGAATGATATTCATCCCCGAGCCGTTGTTTCCGCAATTTCAGTCCGGCGCTAACCTTTTTTCTGAAATCAGGGTTTTTATTCTTTTCAACGATATCTTCGCGTGTTTTCTGCCATAAACGCTGGCATTCAACGGAACAGAAAAAATGAGAGGGTACCCTTTGTGCTGCATAGCTCCTACAACTTTTCTTGCCACACGTTTCGCAAGCATAGTGAATTTTCATTGTTGGCGCTCCACGTACCCAAACTCCGTGAGCGAACGCTTCAGCTTTTCATATTCCGGATCGCCGGGCTTCAGGTCTTTGCGCGGATTGTAATCCGCCGGAACGAGCTTACCGACCGGCAGCGTTTGAATGACCATACTGTGATCCTTTCGACACGATTTTTCGAAGTCCGGTCTGTGCCGCTGTTAGGTTTCCCGCGAGCGCCTGTCCGCGCAGAGTCTTTCGCTGTTGGCTTGTCAGTCGGTGGTATCGGAGCGACTGGATAAATTCCTGCACATCGTCCATACTCATTTTCCCTTGCGCGCGGTCAGTAAGCGTTCCATGACGTCGTCCTGCGGATTAGCACCCGTATAGTCGGCGGTGCAGTTTTCCTTTACGATCTGGAAGATTTCATACCAGAGCCGATTCGTCTGCGCCATGTAGTTCTGGCTCATAGCCACATATGGAGACTGGATCGCGCTTCCCGTCGTCGGATGCTTTGCCAAAAACCCATATTCCGTAATTGCAGTTTCACATTGGATCCAACGCGCCGCGCTCATGGCGTACCGTTCGAGCACCTGCGGTGAAACGATCTTCGCGCACCCTCGCTGGTCAAGCCAAGCCCAGGTGACAGCAAAAATCTCCGCCGCTTCGAGCGTGCGTCCATCCTTCTGACGCGCAGACAAGAATTCGCGCGGCACCGGCATTTCAATACCTTTCAATTCTGCAGAATGCGGGAACTCCACTACGGTAAGCTTACGCTTGCCGGGATTCCCCTCGAGCACCTTTTCTGCCAGCGGTTTCGGCGGTCTGCCACCCCGTCCGGGCGCCGGGCCTCTTCGTCCCATGTTTATTCCTCCCTGGAAAAACTTACGGGGCTATTCCCCCTGAAACTTTCGCAAAAGTTTGTACGTGACCCGACCGCGTTGTCCGGTTGAAAAGTTCACAGAGGTAAAAACGCCCCCACCGGCTCACGTCGCGTGTGAATTCTAGCGCGATTTGGTGCTGCTGATCGTAATCTTCGAATGGCAGCTCTTGCATAATGCCATGAGGTTGCTCTCGTCGTTCGCACCGCCGTTTGCCAGCGGAAGGATATGATGCACTTCCTCGGCGGCAGTGAGTCTGCCTTCGTTCTTGCACTGCTCACACAAAGGATGCTGTAAAAGAAATCGCGCGCGGAGTCTCTTCCACGCGCGGCCGTATCGTTTGTTGGTATCTG